GCAATATTGATTGTGGATTTGTTTGGTCAATCTGACGCAAAACAGCATTACGGGCGCTCATAATTTTCATTTGCTGGTCTTCTACACCCAACAAACCACCCAAACCACGACCTAACTGAGCGCCGCCAGAGTAAATCATCTCTTGAGCGCGTTCAAACGGGCTTAATTTTGCCAATTCTGCGCCAGTAGCTTGCTCTTGTTGACGAAGAGCCATGTCATATTGCTCAGGTGTTACTCCGAACAATCCACCTACGATTGATTTTTCAGCCATTAGAACACCCCGTATTGTGCTAAATCACTAACATCACCATAACCACCAAATGTAGATGTTGGAATAACATCTGCTCCAGTAGTCCATGATGGAGCTACACCAAACAATCCACCATACAAATTACCCAATCCAGCAGGAAGTGTAGATGTTGGACTTGTTAGAGCGCCTAAGATAGATGCAGTTGGACTGTATTGCAATTCTTTGCGAACACCAAGTTCAGCGGCTCCAAGTCCGCCAGCAAGACCAAGACGACCAGCCTGAGCGCCAGAAGTAGATGCCTGAGCACCCAAAGAAGCACCCAAAGACAATGGTTGCAAAGCGGCTTGTTCAAGCGCAGACTGAGCCGCATAGCCAGTCGTAAATGGGCTAAATGCGCCAGTGCCCAATTGCTGACCAAACTGTTGACCTTGCTGTGTCAAGCCAAGACCTTGTGAGAACAATCCAGCGCCAAACTGAGCCTGTTGTTGAGCCGCTTGCTCTGCACCAGCCGCAATCTGTCGTTGCTGATTTGCCATAGCGTTGTAATAAGCCGCTAATTCAGGGTTTGTGGCCGCCATTCCACCAGCCGCAGTAGCGCCAGTAGACAAGCCGCCACGACCAGTTTGGAACAACTGATTACGGATATTGGCAAGCTGTTGCTCTTGCTGAGGAGCCAACAAAGCAGTCTGTTGCTCAACATAACGCTGACGGATAGCTTCTGGAGATTCGCCAAGATATTGTTGGCCAAGTGCACTCAAAGGCTGACCAGCCTGACCAGCAAGGTATTGCTGTGCCAATTGTTGTTGCTGACCACCTTGCATCAAACCTTGCTCGGTCATCTTTGCCAAGGCATCTTGATAAGCAGTTGTGGTGGCAGATGGGGTATAGCCTGCACTTACTAATTGACCAGTTACAGGGTCAACTTGGAACTGTGATGAGCCAAAGCGTGTGGTAATTCCAACAGGACGGAATTGAGCCATTGCAGCGGCTTGTTGACCAGCGCGTCTAGCCTCTTCTTGGGCGGCTTGGATAGCCTCTTTGGAGACTTGGCTTTGCACCATGCCACCATATTGGCCTAAACCACCTTGAAGAACATTGCCCATATTGGCGCGGGTCTGTGGAGAACCCACTAAAGAGCCTCCAATGGCAGTGCCAACAGCAGCACCCAATGGGCCACCTAAAGCGCCACCAATCAATCCAGCGTAAGGTGCAGCAGTCTCAACAACGCCGCCAAGAGCATCGCCAACATCACCCAATACATCACCAACAAAACCGCCCATATTTATTCTCCTTTACGCTCTAAAGCGTAAATAAATGCCTTTGAACCATCCAATAACACAACTTCTTTTCTCATTTGAAATCCTATTGATTTTCCAAACTTTCCTAACTTCTTGTCATCCTCACGAACCAACCCCAAAAGAGCCATTCCAACCAAGTCCGACAAACAGTTCAAATCTTTCTCAAACCGCTTCTTAACTTCTATCGACCACTTGTGAACATCTACATGGAACCACAACAAGTTATCAAACAACTCCAAATACATCGTGTACTCATCTCTGAGCACCACAGGAACCTTACTAGACCGTTCCATTAGCAATGATGTTGCCCAACACGGTCAAATTACCCGATGCGTCAATCTTTGCCACAGCAGTCGATGAGTTGTAGATGTACAACACATTGCTTGTCTCAACAAACGAGAAGTTTGTAAAAGTACCATCTGCCTTTGTAGCAATCGCAGTCGCAATATTGGTGAACTCAGTGTCAATCTCAGTTCCCTTGACAACCTTGCTAGCGTTGCCAGGCGACAAAGCATCCTTGGCAGCGAAGTTTGTGGTTTTGGTGTAATTTGCCATATCTAATCCTTATGCCAATTTGCCGTTCTTAGCTTGTATCTCAATCTTCTGAATGCTGACAGCAGCGCCAGCAATCTGTACTTCATAACCTGTTTGCACAACCTTGCCAAATCCAGAAGCCTGACCAACCAATGTGCTCAACTGAATACCTTGCGAGTAATAAGCCACAGGAGAGCCATTAGCGCCATACTCAGCAGTGCCATATTCAGCCACAGTGGACACAGGAATGTTGGCAACAACAGAGTAATACTGACCGCTAAAGTCATATCCCCATTTGATCGTGAAGCCCTGATTTGAGCCACCAATCACGACCACAGAAATCTTCTTCAGGATGGATGTAATGTTCACATCACCCAAGTCAGAGTAATTGGTGAAATACTGCATCCGATAAGTGGCTGTATGGTCATAGTAAGTGCCATACTTGCAGACATAGCCATTCTTGCCAATCAGCAAGTCACCATTGCGGCGAGAAAGCAACGATGTAGGCTCAATAGAGTCCCAAGTCGTTACCCTTGCCGAACCATCTTGCAAAGTAGCCTTTGTGTCAAACACATAGACTTGTTTGGCAGTAGGCAAAGTCAGAAGGTAGAAAGCCTCTTTCTCAGAGTACACAGCCTTGATGTTTGCCGCAGTCTCACCAGAAACATAGGTCATCAAGTCATTTCGGACATTCTTTGACAAGTCACGCAAAGGAGCAGACTTCTCTTGAATAGTACGCAACAAGCTACGCACACCACTGTCAGACAAGAAAATAATGTCAGTACCAGTAGAGACAATCGAGTCACGAGCAATGCAGCCAATGCTTCCAATGGTGTCGCTCAAAGACATGGTAGATGGGGTTGTAGCACCCTGATAAACCAAGATTTGACGCTTTCCAAAGATGACCAAAAAGCCATTATGAGCACCCAAACCAGTCACCTGATCTGCACCATTTGCCCACACACGAGACACATCCAAAGTCCCAGATGTGCCTGTTGACCACACATGACCTGCCAACAAGTCAGAGAAGTACACGGTGGCATTGTTTGTTGTTGTATCAGCAGCCCACAAGCGACCAAAGGCAGAGATGACAATGTTCCCAGATGGAACAGTACCTGTATAACCTGTTTTCTCAGACACACGGCGATAAGTGGTTGTGCTCACCGCAGGGTCGTAAATCAATGGGTCGTGACCAGACTGGAAGAAATAAGTAATTCCATTCAAAGAAGCACAAGACCAGTTGCTTGCAGAGATGGTCGGCGCAGACCCTCCCCCCCCATAGGTCAATTCCACAACAGCATTTGAGCCATCGAGCTTAAATATCTTGTTGTTACCAGCAAACAACACAGTCAAAGTGCCATCAGCCTGAATCAACTCGTGCATTACCTTGACATCATTAGCGCCAAGGTTGCCAGATGAAGAGTTAACACGGGAAAAGCCTTTACGCGCACCAATACGACCATATTGGTCAATCACGCAGTTCACCGCAATGGCAGCAAACCCAGATTCAAGCGTCAAAGGACTATCTTGGGTATTCAACCCAAAGAAGCCTGGAGCCTGAACGCTGAATGTGCGGAGTGCTTGTGTCATACGGCATCAAACCCATCGTTATCAGGGAAACGAGTGCCTTCCAAAGCAATGTAGTCAGACAACATAGACCGATACAAAGCATAAGCCTCAGAAGACGACAAACCACCATCCTCGCCACGCTCAACCAAAGCACGAGCATAGGCATTTTGCACAATCAACACATCAGGAACCAAAACCACAGTGTTGTCAGATGACAAAGTGGCTTGAGGGATGGTCATAAAGAACTTCAAGGTATAAACACCATCAGGCTTTGGATAAACCGTTACCTTGGTGTCATAGCTACCATCTACGCCATCAAACGCAAACTCTGTCGGAACAGTGTTCACAGTAGGCTGAAAGTTCTGCTTGCGGTTCATGTCAGCAGTGCTGATGTTCCGCATTGTGATGTTGCTTGTGGTGTTCAATACATTGGTGACTTGGAACTTCTGTCCAGCACCAGTCAAAGAGTAAGACGCAGTGCCACTAGCAGTGGTGACAGTCAAAGTCTGACCAAGCACATTCCAAGCAAAAGCATCTTCAATCTGACGCTTTGCATCATTGACAAACTTGCCAATCAAGGCTGAATAAGTAGTTTCACTAACAGTAGTGACAACAGGCTCACGGAGCCTGACCAGTACATCGTTAACCAATTCTAGGTAGGTCATGCTCTTGTCAACCCCTCTTCTTCAATGGTTACAACAACAGCAAATGTTGAACCAGTCTCAGTTGTAACCTTCAATTGATCCCCCTCTTCCATCACAAAATAGGCAGAGTTGTCCCAATCAAAGGTTGTTTTAGATGTAATTGTTTGTTGATAAACAACAGAATATGTTGCCGATGCAGATGAATCAACCCAGTCAAATGTAATGTGTTTATTTGACGATGTGGCGTTTGCGGCTCGTAGCAAAACAACCTTTGCATAGTACCCAGTAGGCACTGTGTAAAGTGTTGTCAATGTATTGGCAGTGGGATTTGCTCCAACTGATAATGCTCTCATTTCGCTTTCGCCTTGTTCCTTGCGGATATAGCTTTAGCTTTTGCCTTTGCATCAGCCTTGGAGTTAGCACCCCATGCTTTTAGCGAAAGAAGCAGTCTGGTTGGTTCACCGTTCTTGTACTCAGGGCCTTCCATGTTGCCCATTCGTGCCAAGAAACTCGCTCTGCGGGGATTATCCCCTGATTTAACTGGAGGCTTTAAGTTTCCACCAGTTGCCGCATTATAAGACGCTCTGCCCTTGGCATTCAAGCCGCCTTTTGGATTTTGACCAGCTTTTGTTTGCCAAGTAGGAGTCTTCATTTCTTCCTCGCGGCTCTCATGTTGTCAACTAGGTTTGGATATGGTCTGCCAGCCGCTTTAGCCATCTTCTTTGCCGCAGCTTTCTTGGCAGGTGTCAGAGGTTTTGGTGCTCCCAAGCCTTTGGGTCGCTTTTTATCCCAAACCTCTTTCATCACATACCCCGTTTTGCCTTATTTTTCATGGTGCGCTGACCACGAACAGGCATAGGCTTAGACTTGCCAGCAGACGACAAAGCAATGGCAATCGCCTGTTTCTGAGGCTTTCCTGCCTTCATCTCAGTGCGAATGTTGGCGCTGATAGTCTTTTGTGAAGAACCTTTTTTCAGAGGCATGGTTTTCTCCTTAGTAGAGGGCTTTGGCAGTGATAGTGCCAGAGACATAAACAGTGCAATTGGCGCGCAAATACTTTGGAGCATTGGCAACTGTAATCAAACCATCGGCAGTCAATGAAGAGCCTAATGTTGACCAGCTAGAGCCGTCTAAACTGCCCTGCAAAACAACAGTTGCAGATGTAATGCCACTTACTTGCAAGAATGCAGGCGCTCCAGCATCACATTGGACTGCTTTAGAAGCTCCAGTGGCTGTAACCGCACTTAGAAGGGTTGTTGGGGCGCTTAAAGAAGCCATTATTTTTCCTTAGTGATTGGCCCACCAGATTTCCACGCATCACAAGTACGGGCCGCTGCACAAGTGAATTGGAATAAGTCGCAATATCCTAAATCAGCCGCCTTGACGAATTGTTCGTCATAAGACAGCTCATTTTTGCCCTCATCCTTCTCTAAACCGCCAATAATGCACTCCATCATGGCAGGAGTTTGGATGAAAGCAGCACAATTTCCACATCTCATGCCCTTGATGGCAGAGGTTGGCGCGTTATACATCTTGGCCTTTTTCAGCCAAAAAGCGTCATTTGGCTCATTTGGGTTTGGTGGGCCATACCCATATTCCTTGAAAGCATGGTTGCGATGCTTCAGGTTGACACTAACATCCTGAGTTGCCAATGGGCAAACCTTACCTGAAAGCAATCCTGGCTTCATTTTAGGAATCTCCCACCAATAAAGGTAATCAAACCACCAGCCATTGAAGCGATGGTCATACCCATCCAAAAGCCACCCTTGGACTTGTTGGCAAGCTCAAGCAATGCCTTCACATCTTTGGAAAGCTCATGGACTTCACTTTGTAGAGCCTCTACTTGAGCCTCTAACTTGCCAAATTCTCTTGCGCTAATGTCGCTCATGCCAACACCTTACGAGGCCGACCCAACGGCTTTTTAAGAGTCAATGTCTGCCTTGTTCCATCCTCATTCTCCACTTCAATCTCGGCAGAAGTGTCCACTTCAACATATTCGTGGTGCTTACGCATTTGCTCTATATCGTGCTCCAAACGGAACTCAACGATATTTCCAGAACGAGTGCATTTGAACAAAGCCATCTGTAATCCTTGTAGAAAGGGGGGACAAGCCCCCCAATCATTAAACTTGACGAGCAACCACCAAACGCAGGGTGGCTGAAGCCAAATCAACAGTGCTACCGCTTTCGTTTTGGAAACGGATAGACACCACGCTAGCAGCGCTAACATAAGCTGTAACAATCAAACCAGCCACATCAACGGCCAAAGATGCACCAATCACCATGTCGCCCAAAGCAACGCCTGGCACAGCCACGGTATCGGTATCACCAGCGCCATCAACCAAGCTATCAGCATTGATTGTTGCGGTCACGCTCCATGTGTCTGAAAACAAACCACGGAATTGATCGTTGCCACGGCGGACAACAACTGAACTTGCATTTGCCATTATTCTCTCCTAATTAGGTTAAAAAAGACCCCCCACCACTAGGGCAGGGGGGCAACTGCAATTAGGCTGGAACTGCCAAAGCAAAGGCAGAAGAAGACAGTGCAGCGCCAGTGGTGGCGGCTGTACGGACTGCTTTCACGCCATACAAAGTGTCAGAAGTGAACAAAGTGGCAAGATATTCTTGCTTGTACTGCACTTGTGAACGCACAGCCACTTGCTCAACCAACACCATAGAGTCGCGGTGACCCATCAAGCAGATACGGTCAGCACCAGAGTTGCCAGCGCCGTAGTCAGCATTGCTAGAGGTGAACACTGGGATGCCATACAACTGACCGATTTCACCATTACGGATTGCATCACCATTGCCCACAAAAGCCTGCTCAGTGTAACGAGCCAAACCCATCAAAGTGTTGCGGCTTGAGGGAGGAATGATGAAGAAACGACCATCCATAGGAGTGTCATTGTCGTCCAAGCGCTGAATAGTGCGGCGAATAGCGGCATCAGTCAAAGCAGAAGCGTTGCTAGATGAGCTGTTGTACACGGTAGTACCGTCACCGCCGATGTAAGCCTTGGTAGACGATGCAGAAGTTGCATAGTCGTCAGTGCCCACAGTAGCGCCGTTGAAATAACGACCCAAACGCACCAAGTCGGTATCAACTTGACGAGCCAAGGCGTAGCCAGCGTCAGCAGTGTAGAAGTTACGCAAGCTGTTCAAGGCTTGGGCTTCCACGATGTCTTCGATCAAGCGGCTGTACTCATAGTGCTTGTTGATAGACACTTGCACTTCAGTTTCAGTAGCGGCGATCAAAGTCACTGCGGTTTCAGCAGCTTTGGCGTTGGCAGTGCCACGGGTAGGAGCTGGAATGTGAACGGTGTCACCTTTCTTGCCCTTGAAGTTCATCTTCATAACCAGGTTTGCCAAAACGAGGTTTTTCTTGTAAGCCGCAACAATCTCATCACTCCAAATCTCTGGAATGAACTTGTCTGCGGTAGTGGTTGTTACACTATTTGAGGGGGAAAAAGCTGTTGCCATGTTAAATCTCCAAAAAACGATAGGTTAGTTACTTAACTCGCCCTTCAGCATAGGCCTGCATGATTTCATCAGACAAGGCTTCGTAGCGGTTCGGGTCTGTCATTTTCAGCCGAATAAGGTCAGCCCTTCGATAGACTCTCTTTGTACTCTCTCCAGTTCCACCAACATCAACTGTCGCAGCTTTCAGATTGCTCTTTCGAGTAGCTTCACCAGCATCACTGGTTTGCTTAGTCTTCACGCCACGCAACGCCTTGTAAGTAGTCAGCAATTCGTTAGCACTATCGTAGTCATATTCACCATCAGCTTTGGCATACAACCCAAGGCGAACGGGAGAAGATTTCACCCAATTCACAAACTCAGGGTCTTGAGCAATCTGACCGAAATCAGGGTGCTCTGCCGATAGCTTTTGCTGAATCTGCATCTTTTTGAACTCCATAGCCGCTTGGCGACCAGCGAGTACATCAGGATGGTTATCAACAGTCTTACGAATCGCCTCTTTGGGATTTTCAAAGAAATCTGGTTCAGGCTCTTCCTCTTTAATAGGTTGCGACTTGGTTGCGAGGTTTTGCTTAATCAGTTCATCAGCTAGTTTTCGAGTTTCACCAACTTCCTGAGCCTGTTTACCAATGAGCTTTTCAGCTTCTTGGTGCATTCTGACGACTTCTTCTAGGGTTTTATTCCTGTATTTCTCAGGCAACTCTGGCAAAGTCTGGGCTTCAGGTAAGCTGTCTTTCTTCTCTTCTTCTACTTCTAACTCACTCAGCTTCTCGTCTTCATTGTCAATCAACATATTGTTTCCTTTTCCTGCCGTTATCGGTTCTAGGACATTAAACTCGGCATTTCTGCTTAAGAGTTTTGCTTACGCTCTGCTTTCAATTTCTCCTGATGCCTGCGGTCAAACTGCATTGCTGCCGTTGGGAATTGACCTGACCAACCCTCAAGATTGAATTTTGGAGCACTTATTGTGCGACTGGCTGTACCGCCACACTCACATTGAACACTCGCCGTCTCATAATCAGTGAGCTTATCAATGCGTTGTCCGCAATTGCAGACAAATTCATAGATTCTTTTCATTCAGTTCCTCATACGCTCTGTTGCTGACCTCTTTCAAGGTTTTTAGCCACGCTAGGATAGAAAGTTCACCCTTTTTGAATTGTAGACTTTTTTCGTCAGGGATTGTACTGATATTGTTAAGAGATTCAATCATCTTGTCAATATCTTCAATCAGGTCTTTCCATCCCTGACCGCCCATCATTTCAAAGCGGCTCTCGTAATACTTTTGCAATTCAGGACTCAACTTTAGGCTCCTCTTTTGGAATCTGGGGTTCTGCCTGCTCTTTAATCTTCATCACCAATGGGTAAGCGCCAGATTTTGTAGGCAAGTCGCCCAAAACCTGAAGAATCCCATTTACTTCATCAACTGTAAGCGTTAGATGCAAGTCCATTACTCACCCCAAGGAAGACCGTTAGCAGTCACGGGTGCTTTTTGAGCTTCAATTTGGGCGGTCAAAGCAGCTTCCACAGCATCTTTGTCAATCTTGCCCCACAACCAACCAAGGACTGTTTCTTCAGTCAGGGTGTCGTAGTTAACGAATGAGTCACCACGCTCTAGGGCTTGTGTGTTCACAATAGATGCACCAAAGTCACCGTCTACGGCAGTAACAGTCCAATGAATGTTATAAATTAACCCGTCATTTGTATATCTTTCGGTATTTACAATTGACCATTCTATTTCCAATGACATTTTTAGCCCCTTAAATTCCAAGGTAGTGCAGATTCATGCACAGTTACATTTTCCCAACAAGAAAACAAAGGCATTGTTTCCTCAACTTTTGAACTTTTATTTAAGTTAAATTTTGCTGATGTTATCCTCAAATTCCAAGGAACATGAAGCCCACAAACATCTTTTCCTTTTAGCGGAACGATGTGGTCAACATGGAGTTCTGCATTAAAAGTTTTACTCATTTCTTTGGCGCTTAAATAAACTTCGCTTATCTTTTTTTGTATGTAAGCATCATCAAAATAAACATTTGCATCTTTTACTCTTTTTTCTCTAATAGCAAAAGACTTTGCATTTGATTTTTTTCGATGCTCAATAGAGCAAAACGAACATCCATTGTTGCTTACATATCTCTCTTGTTTATTACAGTTTTTGCACACATTGCCTAGATAAAACATTTGTCCATTTGTTTTTGCATTTTCTCTAGCCAACGAAAAAACAGATTTAGCTTGATATGTTTTACCACGCTTTGCTTCATTTGCACATTTTTTGCAACCAAAACCGCTTAAATGAGTTACAGCAGAAACCGACCAATCACCATGTTTTTTACAAGTAACAACCACCTTTGACTTTTTGGTTTCATAAACCGCCTTGTCATACAAATATTTATCGCCATGAACCATGTTGGCTTTGGCTATAAATTCTTGAGTTGTTAATCGTTTAACCATGTTTAAACTACGGTTACAAGATCATCAGAGGTTTGTCGTTCTAGGTTATTGATTTTCCATGTGATTGTCATGCTTGACCTTTCAGGGCTGCGATTTCAGCAGCTTGTGCGTCTACTTTTGCGTTGAGTTCTTGGATGGCTTTTACAAGAGGGCCAATGAATTCGTGATAACGCAAAGACATTGGGCCATCATCTGGCTCTTGTACGAAACCACCAAAATCAACATTTTCTGGAACTGCCGCTTTTACTTCTTGTGCAATGAAACCGTAGTGCGTACGAACACCAGCACGAGGTGTTACAACAGTATTTCCTTCTTCATCATAAGTGACAATGTTTTCGCCAACATTCCATTTATATGAAACGGGTCGCAAAGATTGAATAAAAGACAAACCAAGATTACTGTCTTGAATGGCGTTCTTTTCACGACCATCAGAAGTTTGGATTGTTCCGTTGACTGCGTAAATAGCTTGCCATCTAGCGCCAGAATCTCCAACATAACCAACATTATCTGTGTTTGGAACAACTCGTGATGTACTGCTATTACCACCCACAGATATTTTTGCACCACCAGTTTGACTTGTAGCACCCAACAGCAAGTTACCGCTGGAGTCGATACGGGCTGCTTCTGTCAAACTTCCACCGTTTGCACGAGTCTTAAACGCTAAATAGCCACCGTAGTCACCATCAGTTGAGTTGTTTTTTAGACCGCTAACAGCCGCCCATGCAGTCGATGTTGTGCCTGTGTAGTAGCCGCCAAACAAAACGCCGCCACCTTTGTTAGCAGCTAAAGACGCTGTGTCAATGCTAAAAATATTCCCTGTATTGTTTGAATCTAATTGCGTGCCTGCAACATTGAGTCTTGTATTAGGGCTTGTAGTACCAACACCCAAATTCCCACTAGTATCAAGCGTCAGTGCTTGGGTAGCACCGTTGAAAAAACGATGTCCGTCACTATTGGCATCGTAATATTTCATGCCAACGCCAGCGCCACCGTAAGAAACTTCACCGTAGGTAGCATTGTCTGAACGGTTAAAACGAGCAGCGCCTCCAGAACCAATATTGAATTTAGCAGCTGGCGTAACACCCAAACCTAAGTTGCCAGAGGTGTCAATAGTAGCTTGTGTAGTAGTGCCATTTGTTTGAAGAAGCAATGAGCCAGCGCTTGCTACTGCGCCTGAAAGAAGACTTACTTGAGTTGCCATATCTATTTTCCTTTAAGGTGTTCCATTTGCAACAATGTTAGTTGCAGAGGTTATTACGCCAGTTGAAGACATTGACGCAATTGTAGTCGCGCCATATTTGAATAGCAATTTGCCACCAGACTCTTCAATCGTGAAGTTTGCTGTCAGCAACTTAGGCGTACTTGCCGCTGTACCAGTCGTATTCTGGTTCAAAGTAGGTACATCAGCCGCAACCATTGCCCTGAATGTAGGCGCACCAGATGAGCCATTGGGAGCAGCCAAGAAGTAATTTGCAGTCTTGGAGGCAAACGGATTTTGCGTATCACCATACCCACTTTCCAGGCTAATAGCAGGCGTATTACCACCACTAGAAGCCACAGGACTTGTACCAGTTACGCTAGTTACAGTACCAGTTGTAGGTGTTGTCCAAGTTGGCGTAGCGCCACTACCAGCAGATGTAAGCACCTGACCAGCAGTTCCTTGGCTACCATCAAAACTTGCCGTTCCAGTCACGCTCAAATCAACAAAACTACCATTTTTAGGCGTTGTTGCACCAATCGTCATGTTATCAATCGTGCCTACATTGGTAGGAGCAATCTCAATAGAGCCACTACCAGTAGGCTTCATATGCACATGACCAGTTCCAGTTGGGCTAATATCAACTTGGGCATTTGACCCATTGATATTTGTAGAGACATTCAGAGATAAATTGTCCCCGCCACCAGAACCCAAGCTAAGTTGTGTCGTGCCAGAAGAATTCTTAAGGCTCAAACCACTTGAATTGGTTGCCTGAACGCTTGCCGTTGTTAGGCTTGTAAGCGTTGCAGTTCCACCTGTAATAGCCACGGCACTAGCATTTTGGGTGGACATTGTTCCCAAACCGCTAATGTCAGTATTTGACAAGGTAACAGCGCCAGTTCTACCAGCAACACTGACAACCAAGTTTGTTTGGTCAATCTTCTGCCAAACAGTACCATTGAATATCAGCCAGTCTCCTGCCACCCAATCAGTAATACCATCCAAGTTGGTAGAGCCTGATGTGCCGACAATGTAATAGTAGTTAGTTGTGCCCACACCAGAGGCCAAAGCGGGACTATTGGTTGAGGCATTCCATGTGCCTTGATAAGCCAAACCGCCAGAGATGGCATCAATCTGGTTTTGCAGGCTTGTCAGAGTGTCAAGAACAGACTGAGAAGTACCACCGCCATTAGAACTAACGACTTTGATGCGTTCTGCAAGCTCAGGAGCAACAACCTCACCAACATTTAGTTCACGACCACTAGACAACTCAATAATAAGGCTACCGTCAAAATCAATCCGAGCAGAGGTGACAGAAACACCATCAGCACCGTCCACTCCATCACGCCCATCTCTTCCAGGTTCACCACGAAGACCTTGAGGCCCTTGGCTTCCGTCCCGCCCGTCTTTTCCATCTCGCCCATCCTTTCCGTCCATGCCATTTCTCAGGCTTGACGCTTTTTCTTGGATTGTTTGGCTCAAATCACCAAACTTGGCTTCCAAGTCCGACTTGATTTTCTTCAAACCTTGGATAACAAGCTCTGTACTCTTGCCGATAGACTCTTGACGGGTGGCTTCTAGGCGTGATTGTGCTGATTTTTGAAGGGCGGCTACCATCTCTAACTGCTGTTCAGCAGATAGTCCAGCAATCCCCAACTTCTTTTCTAAATCAACAATATCCATCACGAAAGTTCCTTGGATAAGCGGTCTAAAAAGTCTTTTTCAACCTGCTGGCGCTTGTCAAGCATTTGCATCTCAACAATCTTGCCTTTGTTCTTAATATCAGCCTCTTTGAGCATCAATTCTGCAATCTTGGCGCGTTTGTCAAACTCACGCTGATTTGCATCATCTTCATTTGGCAGGTTTTTGGTCAACGAAGCAGCCATTTTTGCCTGGACTTCTTGAGGCATCAACTGCGCTTCAGTCATCAACTTCTGAGCCTCAGCACGATTCTGCTCTGCTTGGGTAGTTTGTACCGCAATCTGAGCCTGAGCCGCCTGCAAAGCCAATTGTTGCTGAACTTGTTGCAGTTGTTGGGCTTGTTCATCAGGCTGGCTCATCTTGTCCAACGCTGCCATCAACTCATAACGGTTTGACAGGCTAGAGTTAGCCAAAATGCCCTTCAAGATGATTGGCAAGACAGGAGTGTTTGGCCCCAATGTCTGCAACAAGCCAATAAACTGCTGTTGTTCATGCTCACGAGCAATGATGCCAAGCGTAGCCGTGGGGATGAAGTTCATGTCCACAGAAGGATAACGCTCAGGGTCAAACTGCATGAATCGGAAAGCAGCTTTCTTGATGAAAGGAATCAAGAAATCCTCTTGGAAGTTCACCAAAGTGCGCTTGTACTTCTTGATGATAGAAGCAACAGCCATTGACATACCGCCCTGACCGCCATCACGAGCAACATTGCTGACCATGCCCTGAGAATCTAGAGTTCCAGTGGCTTGGAGCAGCATACGCTCAAAAGCCTGAGCCGTTGCCAAGTTGTTTGGGTCTGTATTGCCAAACTTGAAGGGATACAGAATCTCCGAAGGCGCACCATTTGTCAGGATTGCCTTGCCAGGCTTGACTTCAAACTTCATGCCACGGGGCAAACGAGTTGCATCCATCGCAATCATGGGAGAAGTGGTCAGAGCCAGAGAATCTAAGTGGCTACGGGTCTGGGCATCAATAGCTTTTTGCATATTGAATGCCTTTTCCACAGTGCCACGACCCAAAAGACGATTTGGAACAGTGTCATCTTGGTAGGCCAAGACGGGTCTGTCCTTCATCATGTAAGGATTTTCCTCAGCCTTGAGCAACAAACCATCGTTAGCAATCACAACAATGGCCTCCACCAAGTCAGAATAGTCCTCAGCAACTGAGTTTTCTGGGAAAAGATCAACAACCTCTTTATTTTCCTTAAGGTTGTTCAAGTATTCACGAGGAACCAAGCCGTAGTAGGTCAACAACAGGACTTTTTCATCCTGATATTGGCTGACCTCTTGGGTAGGCTCAAGGTCTGTGTCTTCACCAGTCGTGCCAATGTCCACCTTGCGGTAGATGCCACGCTCAATGCCTTTGACCACCTTGTGAATTGAGACATATTTCTCGATGGCCACGCCCATACAGTCATCAATAGATGTGCCGTTGGGGTCAAAGAGGAAGTTCTTTGGGTTGACGGGGATAATCTTGACACCAATACGGTCACGCTCTAGCACACCAATGGCTGCCTGACCAACTTGACCAGGAATCGGTTGGGTAGATGGGATGTATTCTTTCTCGGTGGTGACAATGATTTCACCGATACCAGTGCCATAAATCTCTGCCATCAACTCAATTTGGTCAATGGACTTACGGATTTTGTCTTTCTTAAAGTCTTCCATCAACTGAGCCTTGATTAGCTCAATGTCGATGGGGTTGCCGTTCACATCTTGGATGTTGTCTTCAATGTCAAAGAAGTCGCCCTGACCAAAGATGGCTTCCATGATCTCTGCATGGCGGGTTTCTACGGCTTGTTGTGTAGCGGGGGTGACGATGCGTGAACGCTCAGACTCACGAGTCTTGTCTTCTGCTGCCCATTGACCACGGAAGATGCGCTCATATTCCAACCAATCTGGCAGGAAGTTCACATCACGGTAGTCGCGCCATTTCGTGCAATGACTGGTTACAAAGTCCGTAAGTTCTTTATCAGCCTCCGTAGGCTCGTAGAACTCGTTTTGGTCAAGTTTATCTATTGCCATAACTTACCTTATAGTGCTGTTTATTGTAGAGCCAAATGGGTCGCGGTATTTCAACGGCTCCAATGGAACTGAAATATTCACATTGCGACCTTGTCCTGGTGGCATTTGCTCACCAGCGTACTCTCTAAGCATTTGGTATGGCCCCATAACAGGAGCAGCTTCATAAATTGCTTCTTTACTTGCCCCGCTAGCTGGAGCATTGAAATCGTAAGCATCTTTAATCTTTAAATTGCCTTGTTTATCAACATCAAAGTTGAATCTGCCCAATAGTGTTTGTATTGCACTCTTTGGATCATAGCTACCAGAAAATACAGAAAAATTACCCATCACCTCCCCAGGAGAAGAGCTGTAATCATCGTATTGGATGTTTGGGTAAATGTTAAATTGCTTACGATTAACTCCAGCCTCACGCAGAAGATTTGCTGTTCCAGCTCTTGTTCCTCTGTCAAGATTTGCAAGTTTCAGCAATTCTGGCGTAATCTTGCCATCAAAGTATGCGTTAACAGTGTTTAAATCTTGTTTTGCTTGCTCTAGTTGATCTGGACTGTAAAACAGTTTTGCATCTTTTCTTGTAGTTAGCTTTTCTAGATAGTCTTTGTATTTTTGCAAAGGCTCTGCAAGGACAGAATACTTAGTCCAAACAAGCTCTTTGAGAGCATCTTGCTCAGACTTTGATAGCTTTGATTCTGTAATGTCAGACCTATTCTTGTCCAACATACTTTCCAAGAACACTCTTTTATTGGCGGGAAGCTCATTCCTATCTACGGCTTTATCGTAGAGAGAAAGACCACCACCAACTAAAGAACTGAACAAAGAATCGGCCATCTAGACTCCACTAATTACATCAACAGGCTCCCAATCATCTTCTTGGTCGTCAACAAAGTAAGAAGTGACCGCCAATTGATCTATGTAGCTAAGGCTGTCAATCAAGTCGTCATGCACACCAATCGAGGGAAACAATAGGAGTTGGTCAATAAACTCATCCCAGTTTTCCTCAGAATTGAGCACAATTCGTCCATGCTCGAATCGCCCCTGAAGTGACCAGATAATACGGTCGGCCTTTTTGCGATTGCCGTGGGTCAAGTCAACTATGTGCGAATATACATTACTTTTTCGCATTAAGTCACTTAAATATGGCAAAACAGCGTTTTTCAGCGCCCCCTTCTCAATTCCGATGCTCAAAGGACGGTAATCTCGCATCTTCATCAGAATCTTGGAGGCTGTCTCCCTCACATCCCATCGACCATACTCAACCTCTTTGACAAACCACTTCCCGTCATCCGTGACCTTGACCACAGAGATGGCGGTCTGGTCAAGGCGTTTCTTGGAGTTGGCTGCCTGCTTTGCTACTTCTTCAAAGCCAGCCAAGTCCACAGCCACATAGTAGCTGCCCATCTCAGGCTCAACGCCGTATTTAATCCATTCTTCCTTAAAGATGTTGCTGCCAGCATTGGTAAAACTTGCCATGTATTCTTGCTTGAAAGCAAAGGTAGACAAGGTTTTCTTGGCAGCATCAATCTCTTCAGGGTCGATCAGGGGATTGTCTTGAGTTGTGAAGTGCCAAGATTTCCAGTCTTTATCCTCTGCGCCTTGGCCCAGTCTAAACATATCGTGGAACCAGTTTCTGCCTTTGGGGGTTCCGATAAACATGGCTCGTCCTTTTTTGTCGGACAAGGAGGCTCGGATAACTTGCTCCCACGCTTCTGGCTTAATGTCTGCGACTTCGTCAAGGACGGCGTAGGTAAGGGAGACTCCACGGAGGGTGTCAGGTCTGTCTGCTCCTCGGACATAAATAGTTGCTCCATTGATGGTTGTGATATTTTGGTTGTTGATGTGGGAACTCTGGATAACTTCCCTGCCAAGCTCCATTAGCACATCCCAGATAATCTGACGCGCCTGCCCGTTGGTTGGGGCTACATACATCACGGCAGAACCAGATGGACAGCGCAAAGCCTCAATCAATAGGGTAACGGCGGCAAGGCGAGACTTACCGCAACGGCGGCCAGCGGCAATTACTTTGAATCGGGTGGAGTCGGCAAAAACCTCTTGTTGCCAGGGCAGTAGGGAAAAGTTCAGATCAGACATTCTTATCCTCTACATCTTCAACATCATCAGCATCAATGGTCTTTGAACCGCCAATCTCAACGCCACCAATACCACTGATAGTAATGTTAACAGCCGAACGCTGTTTTCCTTCTTTCTCAAACATTGAGACTGGCAGCATCCTGTCCATGCACAGCTTAATAGCGGCTAGTTGGGCAGGGTGTTCATCATTGAGGGCAATCTCCACGGCTTTGTGGACAACACGGCTACCAGCACTGTTTATCAGGAGATTCTTGAGTTCTTTGAGCTGACCTGCCTCTGTTTTGGGCATGGGTAGGATGTTTGGCTTCTCAGCAAAGCTCGTCAGGCTGAACTTCTTGTTTGTCGAGCCTTTTGGTCTACCAGGGGGTCGTTTTTTAATTTCTGTCATTACTTTTGTCCACAAAGGGGAAGTTATGTTGATGGCTCCCATAAAGCAGGGTTGGAGCGCAATTGAACGAAATACCCCACGGGGCTAATCCGTTTCCACCAACACGGCTGGAGACTACCGAATTTACAGTGGCAGGCTGCGACCACCGCAGAGGTTTCAAGCCCCTGACAATCCCCATGCGTCTTGGTGTATCGCAATCATAAGTCACAATGTGTTGTTTAACAATAGGGAAAACCCTGATATAGTGTTATCACTCCACGGGGGCATGACCCACCCCTCTATGCGGTTGAGCCGACCAAGTAGGATAAGCGTGATGAACTAGGCGAGTTTCTAGTAACCACCTGCTAACGCTGTGATAGCGCCGCAGACAAGGCGAACGGGGCAATGTGGCTTAGGCTTCCATAGTCTGACAAACATGGTTGTAATCTAGATAAACGAGAGGCTCTCTCTTTTTAAGAGATCTACCTGTATATACGGGTTACAGGCTATCGTCCATACACACCAAGTCTGCTTACCTACTCTTCCATCACCAGCCAGAGCTAGCCAAGAAAAGGATAAATTGGCTTTTCGTGTGGATAGGATGTACCCACAAAAATCTCTCCACCACCACACCCCTCCCCCCCCATAGTAAGCACCAACTAACCAAGTGTTGTAT